TTGGTAACATCCCATAGAAGTCCTAGGGAAGAAGGCCAATTTTGGCGGTATTGAAGGTGGTTATTCAAGAAACCCAACGTTACAGCTGCGACTGAGGCATCAATGGCGGTGGCGATGGAGGCTGTGTCAATATGTTTAGTTAAACTGTTATTAACGAAAGAAGGTAACCTAAGAGATAATATAATATGACTGCAATTACATTCAAAGTTACTAATATCAAACATTACTTCTGTATAATCCCCGGGTGGTTTTGTTGATATAATCGCGTCGCCATTTACGTCATTTGAACCGGCGGGAGATGAATTTAAGAGCTTTTCGGGTTCTGGAAATTCAAGTGTCTCCGATGTTTTTAAAATTCTATTCACTATATTGTTTCTAATAAAGTTTTTCTCAGTCTCTGTTATCATATGGGTAGTTATAGTTGCCGACGTTGAAAATTTCCAATTAGTAGCTTCTTGATTAACTCCATAAGTAGCCTGTTGATATCCAAATAGCGGCCATGCTGCTATTCCACACCCCTCGCTATTTTCAGTTGTTAGTGCGGTGCTACTCGACGCATCACAAATTTCTTTTCTAATAGCATGAAATCTCAATGGGTCGAAATGATTATAGTAAACTTTCATCGAGAGTGTATTTGTTGTAGATCCAGCCTGTAAGAAAGCATTAGTCATTTGGCTACCCCTTCCAGTAAATGGAATAGATATAGACCATTCTACTTTATTATTTTTTATACCAGAAGTTCCTACAGAAAGCCCGACGTACGAAGTGCCACCCGCTGGATGGTTAAAAGTCTCAGCACGCGGTAATCTTCTGTTGGTATAAACGTTGGGGCTTTCACACATTCTTTTGGAACCAGAATATTTACATACTTCGCCATCAAGTTCGGTTACGTTTCTTGCATAAATTGAATCTGATGTAATAGTGTCTATAATTAATCCTCCTAATTTAATCTCTATTTTATCTATCATACTTAAAAATAGATAATCAGAAAAGTAAACGGCTGTGCTATTTACATATGATGTTATTTCATTAGATGGATTTTCTGGAATGTCGAAATTTATTGTGCCAGTTAATACAATATCACTAATAGCATCAACATCATCCGGAATATCAAATATGTCATGATTGCTTGCCTGAGATGGAAGACCGGTGGGGAAACCCTTTATACTACCCTGAATAACACTCTGACCAGTTCCAGATATATAACTTGTAGTGCATTTGGTTAAAAAATCAGATTCTATCAGAGTGTCTTCTTTAAATTTGTTGGCTCTACACACAGATTGAGAACCTGATGAATTAAACGTCTTGATGGCTACATTACTAATACCCATATCTTTTATATAATCATATATATTTTTTTTTTAATAAAAACGTTTAAATTTTAGTTTTTTTATTAAATGTATAATATAATATATCTTAATGTCAGAATTTGAATGCAATGTAAAAGAATTAGAAACACCCCCTGTTTCAAACGATAATCATATTAATGACAATGACAATGACAATGACAATGTCAGTGACAATATTAGTGAAAAGATTCCCAATAAATTAAATACACTTAACAAACAGAAACCACAGAGAGAAAACTCTCCAGTTTCTGTTAGAGGTGATATGCGAGAAAAGAACGATATCTCAAACTCTAAAACAACAAAAATAGATAAAAAGTCTCTACTAAGAGATACCGCTTTACAGATTATAATAAATGATATAAAAGATAAGAAAAATCACAGAATGATTATTGTAATTTTATTTAGTTATATTATATTAAATTCATCCCCTATTTATAAAATATTTAATGATACATTTCCTTATATAATGGAATCTATAGACAAAGTTAACATAAAGGGGAAAATTGTAATAGCGTTATTGATATCTTTAGCTGTTATAATTAATAATTCTTCTTTGCTGAATCAGCCTTGAATTTATTTTTTTTACACTTAGTGGGTCCTAGAGATTGTTGTTTGTTTGTTATTCTATTTTCCATTTTAAATAAAATATTTTCCAATGTGAATTTTTCAGAATTAGGCAAATCTCCGGGTTTTTCTTTAGGTTTTTTCCACCCTAAGGCGCTTTCTAAACCAGGACTGATAGGTACAGGTTCACTCTGATAATCTCTACAACAACCAAATTCACCCTGACTTTCAGATAAACATTTTTGACAAAATCCAGACGGGGTTAACTTAAAATAAATATTATTATGAGAATGAAAATCTCCTTTATTTTGACAGTACTTAGATTTTGTAGCTATTATATATACAGGGTTGTCTTTAGATTTTTGAATTATACGAATATCCTCAGATTTGTAGTGAGGAATATAATTATTAAAGAATTTAATAATAGAGATGTATTCATTAGAATCTTTATCAAGTCTATTAAATCCTCTCATTGAAGAAGTTTCTCCGGAGTCTTCTGTTTCTTCATAAAATTGAAGGTTCTTATATGGTGTAATACAAGTTGCATCTGATCTTACACTTGTTTTCCTAATCGCCAATAAATTATTACTAATGTATTCTTTTGTAAGTTCCTTTTCAAAGTTTTTCCCATTATATACCGATTTAACTTCGTATACTCTATTTTCATAAAATTTAATACCATCTGATATAGAACATTTATCCGAACCTATTATTCGAAGACCATTTGCATCATAAACACATTTATCTATAATTTTTTCCCATTTATCACAAGATGATTCTAATTCACCAAACTCTGTTTTCATTCTTACGAGGATATTTTTACGAATAGCCTTTGCTGTATATTTATCAACAAGGATGTCTGACCAATGTAAATGATAGCCCTGTTTTATATATTTAATACCGGATTTAATAATTTCTTTATATTTATCAGCACATGTTATTATACATAATTGAGGAACCCCATATATATTTTCTATAACATCTTGTATAACTTCAATAAATCCTGATATATCTATAATCTCTGTAGAATTAAAATCAAAATCTATAAAAAACTTAAATAAATTTGTCTTCCTTTCTACTATACAATTTTTAAAATGAATGTATTTAGAATACATTTCTTGAAATAATTCATAATCTTTAGAAATGTCTAATTTACCTCCGTCTAGTAAAAAATGAGTAACTTCTTGTTTTTCAGAATCCGTTACAAATTTACCAGTTGTATAAAACCAGGTTGTAAGAGGATTATCCATTATATATAAGTATATCTTAAAACTTTAAATATATTAAAATCAGCCTTTAAATTTAATTGTTACTTTGTAGTTATTTGTATAAACTCCCTTCACTGCACTAGGAGATAAAACAGTTCTCTTATCTTTTCTCTTGTTAAGAAGTGTTGTATTCATATCGGAATCTATTAGGGTGATATTACTTAATGCATAATCATATATTTTATTTTCTATAACCCACTTGAAGAAATTAAGTTGACCAACTGTAGTTATTATCTGTTTATCTTCTATAATAGTATCAGGCGAGTATTCTTTCCACTTTAATGTATTACTATCTATTAATATTCTCCTCTGTCTACAAAATGGGTCGAAGTATTTTTTTGAATACGCCTTTAATTGATTTTTATAATCAAGATAAATATTAAAATAAATTGTATCACCATTTGTTTTATAAAGAGGGTAAATAATATTGTATTTTTTTGAATAGTTTGTTACAAGCCAGTCTAACAATCTTAGACTAAGTGGGGTATTTTGATTAACTATATCACGAAGAAGTGACATTTTATTTTTGTAATACGTTAAAAGAAAATTAACAAGTGTTTCTTCCCTATTTGAAAAGGACATAATAATTAAAAATATAAAGAACCTTTAAATATATTTAAAGACTGTGATTTATATTATAATTATACTTTAAAATATATGTTAATTGAAATATTAGATGATGAATATAAAAAGCAGATTATATTTTTACTAAATAATATCTGGACAGGAAGAACCGATCGTTATTTTCCTGCCCAAACATCTGTTAATATCGAAAGATGTCATTTTACAAAATTAAATGATTATGATTATATCTTCGCTAAAAAAGACACTATAAATACTAAAAGGGCTATATTGTTTACTTTTATTAATTCTCATTCTGAAAATACATCTGTTATTATATTTAAAGACTTTACGGTTTATAAATTTGATATAAATTGTTCATATGAATATTTCTATGGAAGTATTTTTGATATATCGTTTACGGAAGAAAAAATTATAATATGTGATTCATTTATGTCTGCGGGAAATAAAATTAATACAATTTCCTATATGGATAGAATAGCAGAGGCTAATTATTTCAAAAACAATATATTAAAATCGTCTATTGAAATAGATGTTCTCTATTGGTCTCAAAACATTTTAGAATTTTCGAAACTCGACGAAAATGAAGAGCTTTTCATGATACCAAATAATTTACCTATAACAACGGGTGTAAATTATTCTTGTTTTAAATGGAAGCCAGTAGATAGAATTACATTTAATTTACTAGCAGAAGAAAACGATAAGGATATTGACTTATATACAACCAATTTTAAAAAATTGGTTTTATTTGCTAAAATTAAAGACGATACACAAGAGGGGAAAGAACAAATTGAATATATAAAGAATCTTGAAAATTATCAAAATAAATGTATAATCGAATTTAATAAAACTGTCGAAAAATTAGAGATAATTAAAGTGATTAAAGATAAAACTATACCAACTACAATAAGGATGATAGAAAAAATATTACATCTTAAGATAGAAAATATAACATTTGAAGACATCCTTAGTCTAAAAAATTGAAACATTCCAATTTTAACTAAATCATTTAAATTCATAATAAGAATTAATATGATTTAATTACATTTAATTTACACACTACACATTAAATTACACGTTTACCAGAGACCGAAACGCGAACGCATGCGGCGACGGTAGGCAGCACGGGCCTTGATGGCGGCCTTAGTCATCTTTAGCTTTCTCTTGCGACCACGGCGAGCGGACTTGCGATTGCGGCGACGGTAGGCACGACGCGCGCGAATAGCAGCCTTGGTCATCTTTAATCTTCTTCTGGTGCGTCTGCGGCGGAGAGTCTTTCTGCTTCTGCGGGTGCGACGCTTCTTACCAATGTAGACCTTGCGGCCCTTGGAGCGGTAGTAAAGGGCACCAGTCTTACCCTTGTAAAGCTTACGCTTACGGCCGGCAACTACAATCGAAGTCTTAGCCTTCGAAATCTTGCGGGTGCGACGGCGGCGGAGGGGCGAGCGAGTACTCTTGCGCTTGGGCGAACGCGAACGACGGCGGCGGCGCTTGGCGCCAAAATATAGATCAAGTAGGTCGGACATATTTATTTTAATATATAGAAAAGAAATTAAATTAAAATTAATTCAAAAATAAAATGAATTAAATTAAAATTTTTATAAATTTACAAATTACATTATCTCTAAAATTGTGTTCATTCATAAAATCTATCAAAACTTGTTTATTTATCCTTTTAATACAGAATGGTTCTGGTATACCATAATCGAATGTAGTGAATATATCTCTACATATATTGAAATTGAAATTTTCAGGTATCTTGTTTTCATTGGTTATTATATTTTCTATACACTTGTGTTTCTTAATTAAATTGTATGCAGTTACTGGTCCTATAAGTGGAATAGACTCGGTATAATCACAACCGGATAAAATGCAATAATCCACAAAATTATCCATATTCATATCGATGTCTGATAGTAGTTTTTCTAAATTAATCTCAGTTATTTGTTTACTTATACTAGTCTTAAGAACAGTAGAACACCCGAATGTAAGAGCATCAGAATCATCAGTTATTGTATAATCTACCAAATTGTTTCTTTGGAGAAAGGCGCAATACTTTTCCGCGTCACTAGGTGCTGTACAATAAGGAATTCCAGATTTTTCTAGGAATTCTTTACATTGTTCTACATGATATTTCTTTACTACTATAATTTGAGACTGAAGTTTTTCAATTTCATCACTTATATCTTTTTTTTCCTGAAAATTTTCAGGAACTTTTTCTCTTAATTCTTCTAATCTAAGGTATATCTTTTCTTTGGCGGCGTGCCTTTTTTCTAATGTTACACTCTTTGCATCTGGAGGAACCCCATCAAAAATAAACACGGGAAGAATTCCATTCATTACGTAAAATTTTACTCTATTAGCTATACCAATTAAATGAGAGTTTTCTACTTTAGATGCGTATTTAAACTTATAAAGTAGTATACTACAATCTATAGCAACAATTTTGCCATAGTATTTTTTAATGTCATTATATGTTATACAGTCTGGAGAATATTTTTTAATAAGGGCATTTAATCCTCTAATTCCCATTTACATTTTGTATATTTTATTCTTTTAAACTATTAAACGAAATTAAATTCATTTGAATCAATTTAATCAAGGATTAAACACTCGGTTAGATTAACAGGTGAAACGTCTGAATTGTCTTCCGTAGTAAGATCTAGAACCCTCTTGGGGTGTTTAAATTCGGGGTGACATTTAATTCCTACTTCACGGTAATGAACTACATCCTTCCAAAACTGGTCTAGAATAGGCAAATTCTTCTTAAGCCACTTATGATTAATGTAAGTTCTTACAATACTCATAGTTTTCGGAGGACAATATTCAATAAAATCAGAAACTTCTAGTCCGCAAATGAACATATTCAACTGAACTTGAGGATAATAATACTCCGGAATCTTTCCTGGGATAATCTTTCGCTTATAAGGACACTTAACTTCCAATAGAATAGGCTTTGCATTAGGATCTGTTACACTAATAGAAATACCGTCTGGCGAACCAGCAAGCCATGGATATTCATCACATCCGTGGACATCCTCATGTGCAATAAGACCAAATTCGTAACTCTTTTGACCAGTTAGTTTACAATACTTTTCAATAGCCTCGTCTTCATACTTTTGACCATGACGAGTAGCAATATTACCAACAAATGGCTTTGGATCATGACCACATTTCTTAAAAAGTACGTCTTTTGGTTTTTGATAAGGATTCAAGCCTAGAACTGTGCCTGCGTCACTTGATGTCAATTTGTTTTCTCTTTGTTTGAACCACGCATCAGAACGCTGTTCATGCATAGGAATTGATTTCAATTCATTGATTTTGTCCATAAAACTAGTATTTAAATGTGTATGTATTTAATTTTTAAATCATTTAAGAAAATGATATATACACAGTTAAAATAAACTTATGGTTGATATTAGTATAAAAAACATAGATGGTTTAGAATATTTACAAGATATAAAATCATCTACTATAGATTTGGTACTTACAGATCCTCCTTATATTATATCTAAGGAAACTGGAATGAATTCTCATTATAATAATATTAAAAATAACGAATTAAACAGCATAACATCAGTTAAAACAGAAGAGGAATGGTTGAAATATAAAAAAGAAAATAATACATCGGATGAATATAAAGATAATTATATTAAATATGGAACTATCTATGGTAAAAAGTATTGTGTAAAGACGGATTACGGAGATTGGGACTCTGAATTTACATTGGATAAATTAAACGAATTCATAAGAGAATATCATAGGGTTTTAAAAAATGGAGGAACTGTTATTATCTTCTTTGACATATGGAAAATATCCCTTTTAAAAGATATCCTTGAAAAGAATAATTTTAAACAAATTAGATTTATAGAGTGGATTAAAACAAATCCACAACCATTGAATAGTAAAATAAATTATCTCACCAATTGCAGAGAAATAGCGTTAACGGCGGTAAAAAAGGGAAAACCAACATTTAATGGACAATATGACAATGGAACCTATTATTATCCCCTCCAAGGAGGTAAAAATAGGATACATCCAACACAGAAAAGTTTAAAGCTTTTTGAAGAACTAATTATTAAACATTCGAATGAAGGAGATACAGTACTTGATACATTTTTAGGAGGCGGAACCACTGCAATTGCAAGTAAAAATACTAATAGAAATTTTAAGGGAACAGAATTGAATAAAGAATATTATGATAAGGTTATTAAAATTGTTAATTAATGTGGAATAGTGATATAATCTATTCCCGCTCTAGATAATTCAGGAATAGAAATTGCCCCACCTATTCTAGGGTCTTTTTTATCAGACTTATACCAGGAATTTTCCCATTTGGGCCACAGAACTTTCCAAACCTGTTCACTTGTCAGTTGTACAGTCTTGATAAGTTTACCATTTTCATAGTCAACTATTGTCCAATGATGAAGTGGGTCACGCATTATTTTTTGTTTACATTCTAGTTTCTGTTTTTGTATAGTAGGAAATCTAGACATACCATTATATGTAAATGAGTGAGATTTTTCAATATTAGTCCCTTTCCGGAATCCTTTAAATTCTGTAGCCTTTAACTCGGTAGTTTGGTTTTGTTCATTTACCGCGTCAGCGCCACCCCCTACTCCCTTTAACTTATATCCAAGAGTAAGTGATTGAACAAACTCCATGAACCGATTATAGTTAAAGGGATTACCTAATTTTTTGTTCTTAAACCATCTCAATAAGAAAAATCCTAATTCCTTAATATCAAATTCATCATAATCTTCTACACTTAGATTTTTAAAATTTACTTTATTAGAACATTTTATAATATCTTTTCTATCCATTTTCCGAAGCTCCGATCTGTATTTTTCCATATTATATAACTTTAAATTTATTATTTTTCTGTAAATTAATTACCAGGTTAAGATAATATATACGTCTATTCAAAGACATCGTTCCGTAAATTTATTTTAATTTCTTAACAGCTACACTAGGAGCGTTCTTCTTTTTCATCTTTTTAGAGTCAAATTCAGGTATCTCTTTAGCTTTTTTAGCATCATAATTCTTTTTACAATATGTCCAAAGATCTTTAGAACCTATTTTAAATTTACGATCAGGAGTAGCTCTATACCAAAAAACACAGTCTGATATATTATTACTTCGGGATGTATTATCTAAAACTAAACAGTCATAACCTTCTGTGCAACTATTAAGAACATCCTGAAATATAGAAAAGTGTGGGAATATCCCAAAGAAATTATTATACAACTTTTGTTGATTTTGTATAATATTTTCACGAAGAATAAAAATGTAATCAATGTTAGCTCTAAGGTCTGGCGGTAAATCCATGCAATATTGCATAGTCAATAGAAATGTAATTCTCCAATGACGACCGTTCATAAATATACCGCGTATATTTGGATCTCTTATCATACGTTTGTCATACATACAATCATCCAATAAAACAAATACGTCTTTACTGGAGTCTTTCTTTTTACCATCGATTACTTTTTTTTGACGAGTTACAATCTGTTGTACAATCTCTGGTTTATACTCAGAATGTATAAGTATTTCTGGTATAAAATTAGAATAAAAGGCATTTCCATCTTCTGTAGCAGATATTGCAACTCCTGCATTAATCTTTCGTAGACGATATAATATATCTGCAACTAATGTACTTTTACCGGTTCCTCTTTTTCCTATAAAAACACAGGTAGCCGGACCTGAACCTGTTAGTCTTTTTTCTTCTATCTTACGTGGATTAAATTTTGATAGACTTATCGACATAATAATTTAACTAAATATTATTAATTATAATAATCAGACGTATCTAGAATATCTGCTTCTAATGTAGCATAAGAAACAATTAAACTTATAATAAACCCTAGTATTCCACTCCCTAGTAGAATTAAACTTTCATTAATTTTCTGTTCATCTGGGATTTCTTTTTCTCTGTATTTATTTATACCTATACATATACATATAGTTGCTATAATTATCACAATGGCTTGTAAATCAAATCTATAAAAGTCAAAATTAGATAGAAACATAAATTTATTAAGAAATGCGTATATTTTTTAAAATTAAATATAACTTAAAACTAAGGAATATAATATATTAATGGAAATCTCTCAACAAATTGAAAGTTTACAATCTTATAATGACACAAATAGTATTGATTTTGGCGAAACCATTGTATTTATTAAATTTGGTACAGATTGGTGTCTCCCTTGTAAACAAATAGAACAAATACTAACAGATATACCAAATTCTGTAACATACACTATAGACGTAGAAAATGACGAATTTGAAGAATTTCTATCTAAGCATAGAATTTATAATATACCTACGACTATCATAAAGTATAAAACTGATAAAACCCAGTTCGTAGGACTTAGAACAGCTGATGAGATTAATAATATGATACACAATCTAAAAACTAGGTTCACTTCACCGCCTAATATAGTTTAAGAAATTTTACAAAAAAATAACTGGTTTAAAAATAAAATACAATTTATAATCAGTTACTTTATATCACCGTAAATTATGGCTGAAAACTATAAAAAATATACTCAAATAGAACATGTTTTAGAAAGGCCGGGTATGTACGTGGGAGACATATCAGATGTAACATCTGACTGCTGGATTGTAAATCAGGAGACTAACACTTCATCCATTAAGACATGCAGATGGAATCCAGGCATATTCAAGATTTTTGATGAGATCTTGACAAATGCCTCAGATGAACGTCAAAGAAATATCAACATGACATGTATAAAGGTTTGGATTTCAGATGATAATACAATTTCAATCTATAACGATTCTGGAATACCTATAGAGATTCACCCAGAATATAACATTTACATACCTGAACTTATTTTTGCAAATCTTCTAACCACTAGCAACCATGATGACACCAAGAAAAGGACAACAGGGGGTCTTAACGGGCTAGGTGCTAAACTTGCAGCTATCTTTTCTGATACATTTACAGTTGAGACAGCATCTGGAGGTAAAAAATACACACAGACCTTTGAAAAAAATCTAAGCAAAATCTGTAAGCCAAAACTGGGAAAATCAGTAAAAGAATACACAAAAATCACGTTCAAGCCAGATTTTAAAAGGTTTGGAGTTGACACTCTAAATGAAGACACTAAAAGTATTCTAATTAGGCGCACATTTGATATGTGTGCTATCACACCCAAGGGTGTTGATGTATATTACAACGACAAAAAACTGAATGTAAAAGATTTTTCAGAATACATTTCTATGTATATCGGTCCTAAAAAGAACTGTCCAAGAGTTATTCAAGAAACTCCTAGATGGCAAGTGGCGATTGCCCCATCTGAAAACGGATTTCAGTGTATCTCATTCGTAAACGGAGTGAATACATCAGATGGAGGTAGTCATGTAGAGCACGTCATCGGACCCATTGTCAAAAAAATCACAGAGATTATTCAAGAAAAACACAAGAGTCTTACTATTAAACCTAATTACATCAAGGATAACATCTTCGTTTTCATAAATTGTATCATTGAGAATCCTTCTTTTTCTTCTCAGACTAAAGAAAAGCACATCACAAAGGTATCAGGGTTTGGAAGTAAATTCTCTGCTTCTGATGAATTTGTCAAGAGCGTGTCAAAGCTTGGTATCATAGAAAATGTACTTGCTTTGGCTGATGCAAAGGAAAAGAAATCTCTACAAAAAACAGACGGTAGGAAAACATCAAGAATAATTATTCCAAAGCTCGATGATGCAAACAGGGCGGGAACAAAAGATTCATCCAAGTGTACTATCATATTTACAGAGGGTGATTCAGCAAAAGCTACGGCTATCTCAGGTCTTTCTGTAGTTGGAAGAGACACATATGGTGTTTTCCCTCTGCGAGGGAAACTACTAAATACAAGAACTGCAACTTATTCACAATTGTCTAAAAACGAAGAAATCAATCACATTAAGCAAATAATTGGACTTCAAAACGGTAAAAAATACAAGAATGTATCTGAACTCAGATATGGAAAAATACTTATAATGACAGATGCTGATACAGATGGGTTTCACATTAAAAGCCTTCTAGTCAATTTCATTGGTAATTCCTGGCCGGAACTTTTGAAGATAGATTTCATTTCTTCACTTGTTACGCCTGTTATCAAAGTAACAAAAAAAGACATGGTAATGCCTTTCTACAACCTAAGCGATTATAATAAATGGAAAGAACATAACAACATCAGCGGATACAAGATAAAATACTATAAGGGACTTGGTACAAGCACATCAGCAGAGGCCAAGGAATATTTTAAAAATATGATGACTCTAGACTACAAAGTAGAATCTAATACAGATGAAAAATACCTACATATGGCGTTTACAAAAACAGAAGCAGATGCAAGAAAAAAATGGATTCTTGATAACATTACATCACCAAAAACACTGGATTACACAAAATGTAACGTAAGAGTAAAAGATCTGATAAATAAAGAACTTGTCCTTTTTTCAATAGCCGATAATGTAAGATCTATCCCAAGTCTTGTAGATGGATTGAAACCATCACAAAGAAAGATAATATATGCGTGTATCAAAAGAAATTTGTATTCTGAAATCAAAGTGTCACAACTCGCCGGCTACGTTTCAGAAGTCTCAAGTTATCACCACGGTGAAACGAGTCTTCAAGATACTATCATCGGTCTTTCACAAACATTTGTGGGTTCTAACAATATGAATCTTCTAGAACCGGTTGGTCAATTTGGTACTAGACTTCTTGGTGGAAAAGATTCATCGAGCCCTAGGTACATCTTCACACATCTTTCAAAAAATTTTAAGAATATTTTTAACTCAGCGGACTTTAGTACATCTATTCTAAACTATCTAGATGATGATGGATTTTCAATTGAACCATCTTTTTATGTCCCCGTTCTACCTCTTATTCTTATCAACGGTGCTTGCGGAATTGGAACTGGATTTTCAACTGATGTCCCATGTTTTAACCCGGATGATCTAAAAGATAGACTTCTTAAACTAGTAGATGACCCCGATGCAGACATCGAAGAACTGAATCCATGGTACAAAGGATTTACCGGTGTAATTACAAAGATAGAAGAAAATCGCTGGATGACAAAAGGTGTATACAAAATTGAATCAAATAAAGTAACTATCACAGAGCTTCCTATTGGAACATGGACTGAAGATTACAAATCACATTTGGATAAACTAGAAACAGAAAATGAAATCTATAGCTACATCAATAATTCAACAGAAACTAATGTACATTTTGAAATCAAGATTCCTCTGGAAAATATTATTAACTGGAGAGATAATAAAGAATTTGAGAAGAAACTAAAATTGACATCAAATGTATCTTGTAAAAATATCCATGTTTTTAATGAAAAAAATGAAATAATTAAAATAGAGTCTGTTGAAGAAATTGTCTATAGATTTTGGACAATCAGGTGTGAATATTATATCAAGAGACAGAAAGATATTTCAGATAAGTTGTCCAAAGAATTAAATCTTATAAACGCAAAGATAAATTTTGTCAATGACGTAATCGATGAAAATGTAAAAGTATTCCGACAGAAGATTAGTTTTATAAATGAACAACTAGAATTGCGTTCTTATATGAAAGTAAATAATTCATATACATATTTAACCGACATGAAAATACATTCTTTTAGCGAAGACACAATTACATCTTTAACCACTTCACGAGATAAAATACAAACAGAATACACATTAAATAAAAATTACACTGTGTCAGATTTTTGGAAAAATGACCTTGATAAAATTTAATTTATTAAAAAATAAAATATATCACTAATAATAAAAAAATAATGTTATCGCCTAATTCGCTCTTCGGTCTTCTAAAATCAAATATCTACACTATTGTAGTTCCACTTGTTGTTGCGGCTTTCGTATGGATGTGCGTTGGAGTACTAGACAACGAATGTAGAGCCAGCTCTCGTTCCGACAGTGTTAAGTTTGTAAAGCGTGTACACATTGCATTCGGTATCCTTGCTACTGTATATGCCGGTCTTAATATTCTAAAGCTAACACCATTCGGTTCTAAGCTTCTTAGAGGTATAAATCTATAAATAAAACAAATTTATTAAAACTTAGATTAATTAAATAAAATAAGAAACATTTTGTATTTTATTTTATTTAATTAGTATTAATTATGCAATTACTTACGTATGTAGCCACCGTCTTCACATTCTACCCACTCACTCATTGTATCTAAATAAGGCATTAATTTATGAGTAAGGAAAAAAGCTTCTACATGTTTTTGTTCCTCTGTAAATAAAAGAGGTCTTTGTTTATCGGGTTTCCACAATTTTGTTGCTAATTCGTAAGCAGTTTTCCACTTTATAGACCCCCCTGTTAGTATACATATGGAATGACAATTAGTGTTTAGAATATCATTAATTTCGGTTATAGTTTTCACTAATTTAATGTAGGCGGTTAAGGGTAATTCATTATCTTTATTTCCATTTACACCTAGATTAATTAAGTGATGATATTTTAATCCATTTTCTCTTATGTATTCCCATGTATTTTTTAAATACATTAAAAATTCATCAAATTTATCTTCATTATACGGTGTATCTTCCTTTAATTCCACAACGTATATCGATTTAACTTTTTCTAGTCTTATAGAATATATATCATTATCTTTAATAATAGCTACTTCAGTCATAATTAAAAAGATATAACATAATTAAATTAAAATATTCCCGCAAATATTACGTTTTTATAGACATATTAAAGATAAAATGTATAATTGTGTATTAAAGTCGTCTATCTGTAATGGACGAAGCTCTCTTACTAGCATGGCAAGATCTAGATAAGATTGAATTTGAAAATTCTTCCAATAAAAATGTTTTACATAACAAGTGTTGTCTTCATGTAAATTACATGTATAACCCATCGGATCAGTCTAATGTGTGTTTAGAATGTGGAGAACTATTAGAAACTGAACATGAATCTTGTGAATGGAATAGTCATAAAAAGGATGATGGATCTTTTCAAAATTCAACACAAAGGGGTGATTTTAATATAAGCGATAATCCATATGATAAATCTGGAACTATACCGGGATTTCATAAAAATTCTTTTATGATGACTCTGCATTATCAACAAACTTTTTCACATAAACAAAAAACATTTTGGAAAGTTTCCGAACAATTCGAAAATTATCGTACATTACTTTCGCTACCTCATTCTATTTTACCAACAGCAAAAAATATGTGGCACGTGTGCATGGAATCTGGAAAATTGACTAGAGCTTCAGTTAGAAATGGACTTATATCAGCATGTTTGTATTTTTCGGCTATGCAAAATAACGTATCAATTGAACGTTCTAAGTTGATTGAATTAACAGACAACCCCGGAAATCAAAAAGGTTTTCTAAAGGGTGAAAAAGTATTTTTGGAAATAATGCAGAATGTTCCGGCTTATAAATATCTTGGACGAAAAAAAGAAGACAATAAGGATACAGATGTTTTTTGTAAATTTTGCACCGAACTTGGTTTACCATTTAGAACAATTTACACATGTAATGACATATATACGAAAAATATAGATCGTCTAGATTCTGTAACACCAAAATCTATTACAGCCGGAATTCTTTTCTATGTAGTGAAAAATGAACTAAAACTTAAACAACCATCTAAATCAAAAATATCACAAGTCGTAGACGTATGTATTCCAACTATAAACAAGGTTGTTAAAATATTGGAATCTACTTAAAATAAAAAATACATTTTAATAGTATAGAATGTTCTCTTTATGTATACCTTTATTGTCCTTTATCGCTAATCCATGTATTTATCCATTCTATAAAACAAACAGTTGTAATAGATATAATATCATAAACAGTGATAGTCATAATGGTGTAGATTTCGTAGAATCTTTAACACCTCCTTCGGGAGGCGAACTAAAACTTTTAACACATTTAAACGGAGCCGCGTGGGCTCAAAATTGGCTTTTACATATGGGAAGGAATGACACAGAATTGTATGATGAACATTACTGTACAGAATGTCTGAGAATGAAACAGGCTTCGGATGTTTACACATCTGATGAATATTTCTATTTTGGATTCTACCCAGAAGAATCTAAATGTGGTCCATATGAACCTAAATACATGGCAATGTTTGTTTTAGATAAAAAACGAAGAGCTTTAAATGCTAAGCTTGTTGTTGAAAATCCTAAATTTATTCACGAAGAAACTATGTTGATACCGTTTGAAAATAGTCTTCGTCGATTGTGTGATGAATCTTATGTGTTTTTTAAGTTTGATGAGCTTAAGAGACCGGGTCAAATCAGGTACTACTACGAGTGGACTTTCACTAATTAACTGAAAATAAAATGTTTGGTTTATTGTATATGAATGGAAGTTTTGAAATAAAAATAGAGGACACACCTCTTTATGAAAAATCAAGGTCTTTTAATGCCAGTTTAAAGATTTTAAGAATATTTTTATTTTTAGACCAATGCCATGATTTTCTTGAACAAACCGATAGAAATAAATGGTTTGATAAAAGAGAAGAAGTTTATAAAGAATTAAAAGAAAAACTTATTATTGATCTTTCATATGTAGATAATAATTGGAATGACAATGTTGCGGGTGTTGACGAATTAGTTATAAACCTAAGACTAACGAATACGAATACGAATATATATAGCGCACAAATGGCTAGCCAACATTCTATTTTGAAAATTGCAGGTTTTTTACAAACTCAAATAGGAATTAGAGATATAGATTTAGGACAAATTATGGGAAACCAGTTTCAGCCAGAGGAATTTGCAAAACATGTATTAAGTACAATAAATCCACTTTTATCTGGTCAGTATTTATTAATAGGTGTTGACGCTGATAGAAGGTATACTTCTTTTTCTCATCTTGCAAATTTCATCGAGAATGATATTATAGATGAAGGGGGGAGTGAGGGCCTTAAATTTTTTGAATGTCCAGCTACAGGTTATGATCCTGCATCTGGGAGTACATTAATTAAAAATCTACATAAAAAGGCTCGTCAGAAAGGACTTAATATAGAACGTATACCAGAATATAAATATAAATCATACACTTTGAGTCTTACGGCACAAAGTAAAGATGTATTGAATATTACATATAATAAATTAGATCTTTCTAATGATTATTATGGGTTAACTATACACAAATTTTTTAATACTACACCTCCACAGTACCCTATTTTCTCTGCTGGGAAACAATCGACTAATTCAGTTTTATATTTAACAACTTATTATAACCCAAAACAAAATGTATTTTTGTATAAAACCTTTGGAGATTTTGGTCAAATTTTATCATTTCATGCATATTCCCAGATAGAACCATATAGACATTATAATTGTGTATTTTCATCATATGATACATTGTCGGCTTATATTAGTAGTTTATTTAATAGGTCTACTATATTAGAAACTACTTCTAAAACACTTGTCAATAACTTAAATATTTTTTCATTGGATAATAATATTATAGATTCTTCTATAGAAAAAATACGTTCGATTGGACTTGGGGGTCTTAGAGCAGCATCTATTTTAAATTCTATGAAATTACCCGGGAGTGGATTCGGTAAAAAAAGAATTTCAATTAGGAATACATCTACAAGAGTTCTAAAAGCCAAATTAAAATCAGTTGGCGTCCCCGTTACTAAAGTAGTAAGAGGAAAGCGTATGAAGCTAACAAAAAAACAGTTAGAAATGAGAGCAGAAGCATTTAAAAGACTGCAAATTAGATGTCAAAAGAAAGGTATTAACCTTACATATGTTTCTAAAAAAGGACGTAAATACAAGTCCGCTAAAAGACTTCTTGATGACCTGAAAAGAAAATCTAAATCTAAACCTAAATCTAAATCTAAACCTAAAATGAAATGGGGATGATCCGGGAAGAAGCCAGCTGAGAAGACAATGAAAATGAAAATGTCTCTCGCTGGCTTCGGATGATCCTCAAAGCCGGGAAATAACAGGTTCGGATGATCCACTGTATTCCCCGCGACTATCTAAATAAATTACATCCAGAATTCTGAATGACGACATCAAGATAAATTAGTCTCTTGATGTCTGAAAAAGAATTCACATATTGAATTTATTTTTAAAAAAAAATGAATTATTGTATTAAAGAATGATTGAAATTATAGCGGTTTTGTTATTTATATTCATTATGATTCCGTCTGCGATAACAACATGGTATTCTCGTTGTTTGAATATTAGACTTAGTTACGCATTCCTTCTTATGTTTCTACCGTTAATAATTGTAAGTACAATTGCTAGCTTTGCACCAGGAATCGCCGATATACTCTGGAAGATATACGCTATTATAGCGTCTGCTATAATTATATACGGAACATACCGTCAATTTACAGGTAAATGTAAATTAGGAGCCGGTTCGGAATTGATGGGCTAAAATTATTAAATAAAATAAAAAAAAATCAAATGTATTAATAAATAACAATGACTTTTCTTTGGCCTATACATCTTTTAGCAGCTTTGGCGGTTTTAGTAATGATTCCGAGTGCTATTGCAGCATGGTATTCTAACTGTTTTAACATACCCCTTTCTTATGGATTTGGTATATTCTTTTCTGCAATATTTATTAACGCTATAGTTAGTAATTTAATGGAAGAGATACCCAATAGTTGTGTACAAACACCTCTAGGAACCAGGTGTGAATATAAACATACAAGAGAGTCTTCTTCAATAGAATTTTTATGGTCTATGGGTATGTCCATCCTTATTATATATGGAGTATACCTACAGTTTAATGGTAGATGTAAATTAAAGAGATAATAATTTAAATTGTAAATTGTAAATTGTAAATTGTAAATGGTAAATTGTAAATTGTAAGTGTAGTTTATTTTTTATAAAAAAATTACATTTGCTTAATATAATATATAAATGAAGTACAATAACAAATCTTATGTCAGATCTTCCGATGAGCCATCGATATATTCAAATCAGGCTGTAGCAGATAGTTCTAGTGATCGTTCCATTCAAATTTATAATAAAAAGGAACCCCGTAATAAACCATATTCAGTATTAAATAGGGTTGAATCCAGGGTAAAAAACCGACGCGAGAATTCCAATTGTGACGAATTGTGGGAATGGTGTGAGGTCGAGGACGACGACGAGGCGTGCTTCCAGTACGAGATGAAGTGCGAGCAAGGGTCGGCGCAGACAGTGGCGAAGGCTCACACCGCGGGACTTGCTGCAGGGCGGGCAGCAGCGGCGACGGCGAAGGCGGCGAAGGCGGCTGCGGCGAGGGACAGCATTGGCCCCGGAGTCTCCAAGAAGGCGGCTGCGGCGAGGAACAGCATTGGCCCCGGAG